TCCACCTGCGGTTAACAACGTGCCTGACATGAAGACCTTTAAACAGTCCGATACTGGTTGGGATAAAGACCAAGGCATTTGGGTATCCAACGACGAAGCATTTGAAAGTATTGCAACTATTGCACCTGCACACGAGCCATGGGCCCGTGGTGCCGGCAAGGGTGTTAAGAAATCTGCAAGCCAATTTGGTGCTGCACCTAAGAACAGTAAACCTACTAGCGTTTGTGCGCCACCGGGTGCGCCAGCTGGGTCAGCTATTGGAAGCATGAATCCAAGCGGTGCAAACAATGAAGCAATCTTAGAATCTGCATTAGGCGGTTATGGTATCACAGACAAGGTACAGTTTGCAGCTATTATGGCGCAGTGTGCCCACGAAAGTGGAAACTTCCAGTTCTTAAAAGAACTAGGTGCTGACAGCTACTTCCAAAAATACGAAGGTCGTCAAGACTTAGGCAACAACCAACCAGGCGACGGTGTTAAATTTAAGGGCCGCGGCTTTATTCAAATTACCGGACGTGACATTTACACACGAGCCGGAGCATTCTTAAAAATTGACTTAGTTAACAATCCTCAGTTAGCTGAAGAGCCTGCAACAGCAGCAAAGTTAGTATTGTTCTTCTTCTTTGAATACAAGAAGAGTCGCACAGCAAACTTAAACTGGGGTGATGTTACAGCAGTTACACGTTTAGTTAACGGTGGCACAAACGGTCTCAAAGATCGTGAAAACAAATACGCAGCCTATACGCAAAAGTATGCAAGCGGTGTAGTAACTTCTGGTAGTGGCGCTATTGTAACCACAGGCAGCGGAGCACCTCTACAAACAGGAGCATCTCAACTTGATCCAGGTCCACAGTTGGCTAAAGGACAACCAGTTGTAAACCCTGCACCAGCAGAGTCAATGGGCAGACAGGATGCACCAAGTCCAGCAGCTATTGCAGCTATTGAAGACAAAATTCCAGGTCTAATTCCAACACAGGTCAAAGCACTGATGTTAGAAATTGGCTTTGCTGAAAGTCAGCTTGATTTTGCAGCACAAGATCAAACATTGGGACGCATTGGTCGTTACAAAGTTAATGGAAACATCTTGAAGTATTACGGTTACCTTAAGCCAGACTACTTAACAAAGTTTGGTTCTGCGGCAGTGTTCCGTGATGACGCATACACTGGCAAAGACGGTATTACTAGCACACAAGCATTCTTAAGTGCAAAAGGCACACAAGACTCGCTAATGGAGTTGTTTATCAATGACTGCTACAAAGTACTGGTAAGCAACAAAGGTATCAAGCTCGACGATGACGTTTGTACTGTTGCTGGTATGCTGGCCGTTGCTTACTTCTTACGTGATAGTGAGCGTGGGTTAACATCGGGCCCACCACCTGATCAAGCTAAGTTCTGGAGAGAACAAGGTGCCAACATTAAAAACGCACAAGGTCAACAATGTGAAACAGCCTATAACCAAGGACGTTACGCAATTGATATTCTAAGCATTGCATCTAGTGGTACTACAGGTTCTGTTGCAAACTTTGCTCCGGCTACTGTAGACGTTAATCCAGATGATGTTATGAACTTTACTAACAGATCTGGTGACCGTACACACTTTGAAGCAGCCACAGTTGACTTTAAAGATCGCTTGTTGCAGGCAGCAAGAGACTACAAGGCACAAACTGGTAAGAAGATTACTATGAGCAGTACTGTTCGTACACAAGAAGAACAGGATGGCATCTACAATGGATGGGTCTCAGCAGGTGGGCAGTTGCCTGGCAACCCTACTGTAAATGTAACACCGTATGGTAATATCAGTCGCCCTGTTAAGATTGTTGGCAATCACGGGTTGGGTATTGCAGCAGATATTGGTGTAGCAGATGCTATCGCAATGGAGCAAATGGGCATTTTGGCCAAGTACGGCCTATACAGATTTGATCCAAGCGGAGATCCTCCGCACGTTCAGATTAAACCTGAGCTTCGCCCTGCTAACTTGTCTACTATCCAGAGCTTGGGTAGCGGTACTAAAACTGGATAAATATTGATATGGCAACTTACCGCGGGTTTAACACAATTGATCAATCTAAAAAGTTCAGATTAACAGATCTGGACTTGGTCAAACGCAACCTACTAAATCATTTTAAAATTCGCAAGGGCGAAAAACTAATGCAACCTAATTTTGGTAGCATTATTTGGAACACATTGTTTGAGCCCTTAACTGAAGAAACTAAAAAGATTATCGTAGATGACGTTACTGCGGTAGTTGGATATGATCCACGTTTGATCATTGACGGAGTTATTATTCAGCAGTTGGATAGCGGACTACAGTTACAAATTAGCTTAACTTATAAGCCCGCTAACCTAACAACTACAATGAATTTAAACTTCGATAAGAACACCGAAACACTAACAGCGTCTTAATAACACCACTTTTTAGCAGCCATAAATACTAGATATAGGTATAGATATGGCTACAACCACACGTCAAACAAGTTTATTGGTCCAACAGGATTGGACAAAATTGTATCAGACATTCCGTAACGCGGACTTCCAAAGCTACGATTACGAGACTCTACGCAAGTCAATGATTGACTATTTGCGTACATACTACCCAGAAGATTTTAACGACTTTACTGAAAGCAGTGAATACATTGCTTTAATCGACTTGATTGCGTTTTTGGGCCAAAGTTTGGCGTTCCGCACAGACTTAAACAGTCGTGAAAACTTCCTAGACACAGCTGAACGTCGCGACAGTGTGCTAAAGCTAGCCCGCTTGATTAGCTACAATCCTAAGCGTAATATCCCTGCTAGCGGATACTTGAAAATTGACAGTGTTAGCACAACTGAAACTATTGTAGACAGCAACGGGTTGAACTTGGCCAACTTGCTAATTACTTGGAACGATGCTGCTAACGAAAACTGGCTAGAGCAATTTACCAGCGTCATGAACGCTACATTGGTAAGCAGCCAAGTTGTAGGCAAAGCTGGATCCAGCAATATTATCAACGGTATTTTAAACGAAGAATACAGCGTTAACATTGTTCCCGGCGTTACTCCTGTTTACAAATTTAATGCTAGTATCGAAGGCATCAATATGCCGTTTGAGGCAGTTAGTGCAACCAGCTATAACCAAACCTACGTATACGAAAAAGATCCAAAGCCAACAGGGGTGTTTAACTTGCTGGCCAAGAATGATAACCAAGGCAACGGATCTATTAATACTGGTTTCTTTGTTTACTTTAAACAAGGTGAATTAAAGACCCTGGACTTTACACTCAACGATAGTTTACCTAACCGTGTAACAAACATTAACTTTGATAACATCAACAACAATGACGTATGGTTGTATGGCTTAACAAGCCAAAACGTTCCTGGTGTTAAGTGGACTCAGATTCCTGCAATCGGTGGATTAAACGTTGTTTATAACCAAGAAAGCGAACGTAACTTATATCAAGTAAACACTCGCAGCAACGACCAAGTTGACTTGGTATTCGGCGATGGTGCGTTTGCAAACATTCCACAAGGTAACTTTAGACTTTACTATCGTCAAAGCAATGGACTAAGCTATAAAATCACTCCTGATGAAATGCAGGCTGTGAGCTTCACTATTAGCTATGTAAGTCGCAATAACAGAATCGAAACGCTAACTGTTCGTGCTAGCTTGAACTACACAGTTACAAACAGCAGCGCCAAAGAATCTATTAACGATATCCGCACAAAGGCACCTCAACAGTATTATACACAAAACCGTATGATTACTGGTGAGGACTATAACACCTTACCATACACTAGCTTTAACAACATTCTAAAAGTTAAAGCCGTTAACCGTGCAAGCTCGGGCATCAGCCGTTACCTTGATGTTATTGACAGCAGCGGAAAGTATTCTAGTACTAACATCTTTGGCGACGATGGTATGTTGTACAAGAACTATGACAATACCACTACGTCATTTACCTACACAACAGTTAACGAAGTAAACAAAGTTATCTTCAACGTTGCCAAGCCAATGGTTAGCAAAAAAGAAGTGTCGCACTTGTATTACGAAACTGCCACACGTTTTGTACCTAACACTACAGCAACATGGAATCAAAGTTCTGCAACAACCAATACCAGCACTGGCTTCTTTAACGCCGGCGTTAATATTGGTGTGGGTGCTACTGGAAATTACCAGTACATTACAATGGGTGCATTAATTAGATTTGTCCCACCATCTGGATATTACTTTGACAAGAACAACCAATTGCAGCCAGGTGCAGCATCTTTGGTTACAGATAAAATGTATATCTATGCAAGCGTGGATTCAACATCGTCTCCGATGTTAACTGTTAGCCAGTTTATTCCTACTGGTGCAGTTGTTGAGTATATTATTCCTGTGTTTAAAAATGATTGGCCATCGTCATTGGTGTCAACTATTTCTTCACAGATTATGGCCAACAAGAACTTTGGCGTGCGTTATGATATTCCAACTATGACATGGACTATTATCAACAACATTAATCTATCGTTGGGTAGCTTTGACTTAAGTACAGCGGGATCTAACAGCGACTCTAGCTGGTTCCTTGCATTCACATACAACAATGGTCAATACACTATTACTCAACGTAATTTGTATTACTACATCCAAAGCGTACTCGAAACTCGTTTCTACTTTGATCCTAAGACAAAGACTTACGATAGTACCACAGGCTTGATCCTAAAAGATCACATTAAGATTCTACGAACAAACAGCAAGCCAGATAGTGCTGAACCATTAACAGTGGATCAGACTTGGTATGTATACGACAGTGTTATTCAACCAGATGGTTACCAAGATACACAAAAGATTTTGGTAACATTCCCTGACAATAACAATGATGGTATTCCTGATGATCCTTCATTGTTTGAAACTGTAGTGTCACCGAGCACTAACTCAAGCAGCAAATATGTATTCTTTAAACAAATTGTTGACTACAACAGTTTCATTAACTACACCGTAGTTGACACAGGTACCATTGTATCAACATATCCATCATTATCTGCAATCTCGTTGAATTCAGGATTGTACTTAGATGGACAAGTTTTCTATGCATACAGCGAAAACAATTTTTACATTTGGGCAAATGGGTTAATAACACAAACCAGCGAGTATATTGCTAGAATTGGTCGTCAAGGTCTGCAATATCAATACCGCCACAACAGTCCAAACAACAGACGTATTGACCCAAGTCCAAACAACATCATGGACTTGTATATTCTAACCAAGTCGTATAACACACAGTATACCGCATGGATTCGTGATACCAGCAACAAGGTTACTCAACCAGTTGCCCCTACCACTGAAGAATTGCGTACAGATTTTGGTACATTAGAAAACTTAAAGGCATTAAGTGACACCATCATTTATAACAGTGTTAAGTTTAAGCCAATCTTTGGCGCAAAGGCAGACTCAGTGTTGCAAGCAACATTTAAAATTGTAAAGAACCCTAACATTACTGTTAGTGACAACGACATCAAAGCACAGGTAGTATCAGCAATTAACAATTACTTTGATATTACCAACTGGGACTTTGGTGAGAGTTTCTACTTCTCCGAATTAAGTGCATACCTACACAATAAATTAACTCCTAACGTTAGCAGTATCATTATTGTTCCGAGTTCAAGCACTGCACAGTTCGGTGGATTGTATCAAATTAACGCAGAACCTAACGAAATTATTGTTAGTGCTGCAACAGTTGATAATATTGAAATCATCAGTGCAATTACTGCGGCTCAATTGAACCAGACCGCAGCAGGGTTAAATATTGTATAAGTTCACAATTTGACGAGACAAAAATGGCAGTTACAAAAACAATAAACTTTTTACCAGAGATTTTCCAAACCGACACGAACAGAAAATTTCTAAATGCAACATTAGATCAATTAGTTAGCGAGCCTAACTTCAAGAAGATCAATGGCTATATTGGTAGAAAGTTTGCGCCTACCTATAAGACCACAGACAGCTACGTTACAGAAGTTGATAGTTCTCGTCAAAACTATCAGCTAGAGCCTAGCACAGTTATTATCAATCCCGAAACTGATAATGTTGACTTCTATAGCAGCTACATTGACTTGATCAACAAGATCAAGTTTTACGGCGGCAACGTTGACAACCACAGTCGCTTATTCTCTAACGAGATGTACAGCTACGATGGTAAGTTTGATTTTGATAAGTTTGTTAACTTCTCTCAATACTACTGGATCCCAGAAGGTCCGTCTGAAGTATTGATTAGTGCAAGTAACGTACCAACTGAATACACCTGGGATGTAAACGTTGATCCTATTACTGGCGGATTTACATTCACTGGCGCAGCAGGTACAGACACTAACCCTAACTTAACATTGGCATACGGTGGCCGTTACAAGTTTAACATTAACTCTGGTACATTCTGGATTCAGGCTGCACCTGGCGTTAGCGGCTTTGACCCTAACCACCCTAACATTAATGTACGTGAAGTTCTTGGCGTAAGCAATAACGGTGCCACATCGGGCACTGTTGAATTTATTGTACCACAACCAGACGGGCAATCTCGTTACACTGGTATGCCACGTGCATTACTTAACGATGTTCCAGTTTCTGTTGACTATGCAACAAAGTTAACCTATATTGACCTACAAGGCAAAACTGTTGACGAATTTATTGCAGCATTTGGCGGCCTTGATGGTGCCAGCGGCAACGTGCATGGTAAGAAAGTTATTTTTGTTGGATCTGACACAGACGATCAATTCTGGACCTTTAACAATGTTATGGTTCCATTCGCTGACAGAACTAAAACATGGTTAGTTGATGTTGATCAAAACACAAACGTTATTAACCTAGTACCATCAGAAGTAATTAACAAGAACGAAAAAGTTTACATTAAGTCTGGTAGCACAAACGCTAGCAAGAACTTCTTTGTGGACTACACAGGTTTTTATCAAGAAATTCCGTTGCTTACTGCACCGTTGACTGCCTTGTACTATCAAAACGGAACAAGTGGTCTTGGCGCTGGTATTGTATCGTTAGTTAACCCATCATCTGCAACCATTAACCCTGCTAAAGATATCGTTGGACAAAAGTCATACATTAGCCCCAACGGTGTTGTGTTTAGTAACGGCATGAAAGTTCGTTTCGACACAACCGCAGCAGGTGAGTATGCCAGCAATGTGTATTATGTTGAAGGCGTGGGCTCATCAATTAAGCTATTGCTAGTAGATGACTTGGTTGCAACAGAATTAGACAATTTAGAAACTCCTGACTATATTACTATCAACCGTAGTAGCATGGACGTTAACGCATGGAGCCGCAGTAACCGTTGGTTCCACATTGATGTTTTAAATGCCACCGCCAAATACAACAACGAAGATTTGTTAGTTGATCAAACAATGCGAGCACGCCGCTCTATTATTGAATTCGATCCTAACATTCGATTGTTTAACTATGGCGAAATGGCCAAGCGTCCAATTGATATACTAGACACTCTAGTAACAAACGCATACACACAAATTGAAAACCGTGGCACCACTAATGCTGACACTATGTCAGTTACTATCGACGGTCAAACTTTAACACTAACCCACGGTGATAGAGTTATCTTCTCTAATGACTCAAGCCCGAGCGTTCGTACTAAAGTGTACACGTTTGAGATTGTTGACATTAGCGAAAACGCAAACATTAACCAATACATTGGTACCATTGTCGAAACTGACGATGCTCCTCTAGTTGCTGGTAATAACGTTCTAGTTAAAAGCGGATTAAACGCTAGAAAAGAATTCTGGTTTGATGGTACTACTTGGATCAGCAGCCAACAAAAGACCACAGTAAACCAACCACCTATGTTTGACATGTTCAACAGTGATGGTATTAGCTTTGGCGATTTAAACTATTACATTAACAGCAGCTTCCAAGGTACAAAGATCTTCTCGTACAAAGTAGGTAACGGTGCCAAGGATGCAGTGCTTGGTTTTCCACTAAGCTACAGAACATTTAATAACGTTGGTGACATCCAGTTTGAAAACAACTTTGATGTTGACACATTCACTTACTTGGTAAGCCCAACTACACAAACGGAAAATATTAACACCGGTTACTTGCACGTAACCACAGGTGAAGGTACACATGTTGAAAGTAACATCTGGACCAAGACTGTAGAAGACAGCAAACAATATCAGATTATTAACCACACAGCCGATGGTGTTAATAACCTATTTGAAATTGATATTTTGCCTAACCCAAGTGCTAACTTACCTAACGTTAAAGTGTTGGTAAACAGCAAGTTCATTGACATCAACAACTTTGGCCTAACACAAGTTGGCGCACGTTACGCAGTGTTGATCAACCCAACTATCTTGGCCAAGGGTGACTCTGTTGACATTTTGATTTACAGCGAAAGCGTGAGCAAAATGGGGTATTTCCAAGTACCTGCAAACATTGACAATAACTCATTGAACCAGAACTTCTTGTTATTAACATTGGGTCAACTACGTAATCACTTAATTACCCTAAGCCAAAACAGCCAAGAAGTGCAAGGATTAGTTCCTGGCAATAGTAACCTACGTGACATTAAAATCAAGTCACAAGGTGGTAACATCTTAAAGCATGCTGCTCCTTTGGTATACAGCAATTTGTTCTTAGTAGATCCTACTATGAACTTTGTTGAGTCAGCACGTCTTGCACAGCGTGAGTATTCTAAGTTTAAAAACAAAATCTTAGAATTAGCCACACAAATTGAAATTGATGTCACTGATATTGCAGGGACATTGGACAAGATCCTAGCAACTATTAACGGTGTAAAGAATAAAAACTTTGCATGGTATTACAGCGACATGGTGCCATGGGGTGCTAACAAAACTACACTACCATCATACACAATTCTTGATCCACGTATCCGTCGTTATGAATTAAGCAAGATTTTTAATGACAAGGTTCTAAGCAATCTTGCAGTGCTAGTATATCTAGAGCGTACAGCCAATGGCGTAACCACTAAGAAGTTATTGGTTAAAGACCGTGACTACACATTCAGCACTGGTGGTCCAAGTATTACTATCCTTGATAGTTTTGACTTAAACTATGATGATGTGTTGACGGTTGTAGAATATAACAACACAGACGGTAACTATGTTCCAGAAACTCCGACTAAACTAGGGTTGTATCCTAAGTTTGTTCCTGAAATTTTAGTTGATGATACTTACTCAGTGGCTACTAGAGTTATTCAAGGTCACGACGGTAGTATTACACCTGCATTCGGTGACTTCCGTGACGACATCTTGTTGGAATTTGAGCGTAGAATTTACAACAACATCAAACAAGAGTTTAAGCACGACGACTTATACTCTCATGTTCCAGGACGTTTCCGTGTTACAGACTACAGCTTAAAAGAGTTTACACAAATTCTAAGCTCTAGCTTCCTAACTTGGGTAGGCAACAATCGTTTAGACTACACATCAAACACTTATTTCCAAAGCAACAATCCTTGGACATGGAACTACAAAAACTTTAGAGATCGCTTAACTGGTGAATTCTTGCCAGGCGCATGGCGCTCAGTGTTTAAGTATTTCTACGATACAGATCGCCCTCATACACATCCATGGGAAATGCTAGGCTTCTCGGACCAACCTGATTGGTGGGAAGAGCGTTATGGGTCTGCACCATACACTGGCGGTAACATGGTATTGTGGACAGAATTAAGTCTTGGATACATCCATGCTGGTCCACGTGCAGGTATTGATAAGCGTTTTGCTCGCCCTGGCTTGCTAAACGTTATTCCTGTTGACGAAACTGGTGCATTGCGTAGCCCTGAGAAGTTTGCAGTATTAGACTTTGACAGCAACAACGCCAACGCTAGCTATGCTATTGGTGACCAAGGCCCAGTTGAAACAGCATGGCGCCGTAGCAGCGACTATCCATATGCATTGCAAATTGCATTAGCATTAACTAAGCCAGCACACTACTTTGGTTCGTTGATTAACGTTGATCGTTTCAACTTAAACACCACATTGAACCAATATGTGGTGGACAGCACTAAACAACATATTACACCTACTGCTATTGAAGTAAACGGTTTTGTTGACTCTGGCTCTAATATTCATCGCACCGCAGGTTATATTAACTGGATCAGTGATTACCTCAAGGGACTAGGTATTGGTGACCCACAAACTCTTATTAAGAAATACTTTAAGAACTTAAACGTTCAACTAAGTTACAAGGCCGCAGGCTTCACTGATAAGCGTTATATTAGTTTGCTTGCCGAACAAGGTAGCCCGAACTCCACAGGTGAGAACATTATCATCCCTGATGGTAACTATCGTGTTGAGTTATACAAATCTGTACCTGTAAACAAAATTGCTTACAGTGCTGTTATTGTTGAGCGTAGCCAAAATGGTTATACTGTTAGCGGATATAACCTAAGCAGCCCATATTTTACCATTGTGCCGAGCATTGCAAATAACAGTGCCTATACAGTTACAGTGGGTAAAGCACGTGGTACAATCTACAAAGACTATCAAAAGATTCGTGTACGTATTCCTTACGGACATGAGTTTAACACAACTCAAGAAGTAGTCGACTTCTTGGTAAGCTACCAACGTCAACTACAAAGTCAAGGCTTTATTTTCACTGACTACGATTATGATCTTGGACAAAAACAAGACTGGATCCTAAGTGCCAAAGAGTTTTTAACTTGGGCACAACAAGGTTGGCAAGCAGGCAACGTTATTATTCTTAGCCCAGTTAACCAATCTATTAATGTTAACCTAACCAACAGCGTAGTTGACGAAATTACAAACTTACCAACAGGCTCTAAATTACTAGATCCTAACTTCAATGTGATTAAGAAGAGTAACTTCAGTGTATTGCGTGAAGACAACACATTTAAAGTTTCTACTATTAAGAATCAAACAATCACTTATGCAGAGTTGCATCAAGTTCAATATGAACACGTGATTATCATTGATAACAAGACTTCGTTTAATGATATTATCTACAGTCCAGATACTGGTAACCGTCAATTCCGTTTGAAGTTCATTGGTAGCAAGACTGCTGATTGGACCGGCGCATTGAATCCAAGTGGCTTTATCTATAACAACAATGTTGTTGACGAATGGCAACCCGGTAAAGACTACAAACAAGGTGACTTGGTTTCTTATAAGGCCAACTACTATGTTGCTCTAAGCAAAGTAACAGCCACCGAATTGTTTAATATTTCTAGCTGGAAACAAATCAACCAATCTAGTATTAAGACTGGTTTGTTGCCAAACTTTGCAACCAACGCAGCCAAGTTTGAAAACATTTACGATATTGATAACCAACCTACAGACGAAACTCTAAACTTCTATAGCAACGGCATTATTGGATTTAGAGAGCGTAACTATTTGACTGACTTGGCATTGGACATTGAAACTCAAGCCAAGTTCTATCAAGGTTACATCAAACAAAAAGGTACAAAGAACGCGATCCTTGCACTTGCACAAGCTCAACTAGCCAACATCAGTAACGAGATTACTGTTAGCGAAGAATGGGCACTTCGTGTAGGTGAGTATGGCGCCACAGACATCAACAAGTTTGTTGAAGTAGAACTAGATGAAGCAGTAATTACTGGTAACCCAACTACAGTTGAGTTCTTGGCAGCAGACCAAGAGTATACGTATGGCGTGCCACATTACTATCCAAGAGATTTATATCAAAGTTCGTTGAACTATAGCCCTACTATGTTTAACGATTACGTTAAAACTGCGGATAGTCCTGCATTACCAACCGCTGGCTACGTAAACCTTGATGACGTTGATGCAACCATCTTTGATATTGCAAACTACAGCAACCTTGGTGATATCCTAAACAAAATTGGCACAGGATTTAAAATCTGGGCAGCTAAAGGCTTTAACGGTGACTGGGATGTTTACCGAGTAAGTGAAACTGAGTGCTTGGTTACTGCTATCAATTACAGCATTGATAACCTAGCAACTATTACAACCAATAACTATCACCAACTAAGTGTTGGCGACATTATTGCTATTAAACGTTTCGATGATCGATTCGATGGTTTCTATCAAGTATACAGCGTCAACGGTATTAACCAATTTACAATTGGCCTAAGAAAGAACTATCAGATTCTAAGCCAATTGCAATCTGTTAGCGGCAGCGGCGTCTTGTTTAAATTAACAAGTGCTAGACTTGATATTCCAAGCAACATTGACACAATTACTCCACAATACGGTTGGGTACAAGGTGACAAGGTTTGGGTTAACACACTAGACGCTGATAACAATTGGGGTGTTTATAATAAAACAAGCCCATGGGAAACATCTACTAAGATTTTCTTAAACAGCTCTGAATATAACGGAAGTGATAACTTCGGCCAAAGTATTAAGATTTCTGCAGATGGCAAAACAATGATTGCCGGCGCTCCAAACAGCAGAACTGGTCGTGCTGCTATTTTCTTAGAAACAGCAACCGGTGACTGGATTGAGAACAGTAACTTTGTTAACGCGAGCACTGGCACATTAGGATTTGGCTCAGTGGTTGAGTCTAATGCCCGTGCATTTATTATTGCTGCACCTAAGAGCAGCAGCAATCGCGGCTATGTGTTTGTTTACACTGTAGACGTTGCTAACGGTATTGCAGTCGGTCAAGTTATTGTCGCTCCTGATGGTGCATCTAGTGCTGGATTTGGTTCAAGCCTTGCAACAAGTGCAGATGGTAACTGGTTATACATTGGTGCTCCGGGCGCCGGCAAAGTTTATGCATACGGTTGGTTAACTACATCGAGCAGTACCCAGACATTATCTGCAACTGGCAGCAACCAAGTGTTTACATTGAACGCTTCAGTCGCTGATGCTAGCAGCATTTTAGTAACTGGGTCACAACCATATATTCCTTACATTGATTACACTGTAAGTGGCACGACCCTGACATTCGCTACTCCGCCAGCGGCAGGTACTATTCTAGTTGGCTCTCGCAGCCACTACACACTAATTGACACTTGGACCAAGAGCGATAACTTTGGTGTAAGTCTTGCAACCAACGATGCTGGAGACCAAATTGTTATTGGTGCTAACACTGCAACAGTAGGTGGTGTAGCTGGCGCCGGCAAAGGCTACGTATATGACCGAATGGTAGAAGGTTTTGTTGCCAATGGTATCAACAACACATTCATTCCAGTTCGTACAATTGGTGCTACACGCCGTGTTACTGCAAATAACATTGAACAGATTGAAAACATTGATTACAAAATCAACGGTAACATTGTTCAGTTCATGGTTCCACCTGCATCTGGCACAACCATCGGTATTGAAACTAACCAATTTAACTTGATTCAGGAAGTGTTCAGTGCTACAGCCACAAACGGTCAAGGTTTTGGTACTACAGTTGAAATTAGCCCAGATACAACCACTCTATACTTTGGTGCTCCAAGCTATAGCTTGCCTTATTACAGAAGCGGTGCGGTGTATCGTTTCACTAACCAAGGTCGACGCTACGGTTCTATTATTGGTACTGTTGCTAACCCAACTGTTACACCGGGTCACAGTATTCGTGTAAACACTGTTGAAGTTAAATTCACTGAATCTAGCCTTGCACACGTTGTAAGTAAGATTAACGGTGCAGGTATTCCTGGTATTACAGCAAGCATTGAAAATAATCACATTCAGATTACTTCTGCTCGAGTAACCAACTACTCAACTGTTGGTGCAATCACACACAATAACAAGCTAGACGTATTGCCTGGTAGCGGTGCAACACTTGCTCCTGGTTCTGGTACAGCTATTGCTGACTTGGGATTGATTATTTTTGTTCAAACTCAAACAATCACCCATCCATCAAGCAACGAGAACGAGTTCTTTGGTACCACATTGAGTATTGGCACAAACAATACAACACTAGCAATCGGTAGCGTTGGCGCTAAAACTATTAACGGCACAACCTTTGATAGCAGCGACACAACATTTGACGTTGGAAGTATTAACTTCAAGGACCCAATTGCAAACAGTGGTGCAGTTTATGTATACGACTTAATGGATAACCCATTTGAGTCAGTAGAAACTCCTGCATTGTTTGCGTATGTGCAACAGTTACAAGCACCTGACATCGGTGATAACTTTAACTTTGGTGCAGCCATTGACATTGTAGGCAACTACATTGCAGTAGCAGCAACTAACGATTATGCTATTGCAACAGCAGGCGGTAGCGTATACACATTTAGCAATCCTGGGTTAACACAAGGTTGGGACTTGATTCGTTTCAACCAACCTCGTGTTGAGCCTAACACCATTGACAAAGCATACATTTACAACAAACGTTCCAATGTAATTGGCGCTCGCCTAGATTACTTTGACCCAGTTAAGGGTAAATTGTTGGGCGTGGCTCAACAAGACTTGGACTTTATTGCAGATAGCGACCCTGCTATTTACAATGACAGTGCAAGCCCGGACACAGGGCCAAACAATAAGTTTGATTCTAGCTTCCATTGGACTAACTTGCAAGTTGGCAAGACATGGTGGGACACTAGCTTAATGCGTTATGTGGACTACGAGCAAAGCGACATTATCTATCGCGGTAAGCACTGGGGTGATCTATTCCCTGGTAGTGAGATTAAAGTATATGAGTGGGTCGAAAGCCAATGGCTACCAAGTCAATATGTTGCCCATGGTGGTGATGGCGTGCCTAAGTACGAAGATAACAGCTCATTTGTTAGCTACACCATTGTAGACTCTTCAACTGGTTTGTTTAAGACCTTGTACTACTACTGGGTTGGTGATAAGTCTAGCGTGGATACTATCCAAACTGGTAGATCTACCAGCGTTAGCACATTGCAACAAATTATTGCATCACCTAAGGATCAAGGTATTCCTTATATTGCTGCAATGAAGAGCAATACAGTTAACTTGTATAACATTGGTAGCTACTTAACTGGCACCGATGCGGTATTACATATCTCTCACAGTCCTCTAAACAGCACTAACATCATTCACAGCGAGTATCAGTTAGTTGAAGAGAACGTTGACACTATTCCTGTGCCACACAGAATTGTTAATAAGCTACAGGACAGCTTGTCTGGACTAGACATGGCAGGATTGGTTGTACCTGATCCAACATTAAAGCCAGCAACACAAATTGGTATTGAGATTCGTCCACGCCAAAGCATGTTTGTGGAGCGTTTGTCTGCTCTTGAGAACTTTGTTAAGTTTGTTAACAGCGTATTAATTCAGTATCCGATCATCGACAGTCGTGACACTTCTAAATTGTACGAAGGTTCACCGCAACCTGCGGCAGGAATCGGCGAGTGGGACTTGAAAATTAACACACGCAGCGAACTTGACTACATTAAAGCATCTGACTTAACCGATGGATACAAAGTTTTAATTGACAAAGATTCTAACCATAATGATTTGTGGACAATCTTTACTTGGTCTACTGCTACTCAGAGCTGGACACTAGTTAAAATTCAAAGTTACTCAACTCGTCTATATTGGGATTTAGTTGATTGGTATGCAAGCGACTTTGATTACACAATTAAGCCAACATATACAGTTGACCGCTATTATCAAATTGCAGCGTTAACACTCAAAGAAGGCGAAACTATTCATTTGAAGGATGATGGTGAAGGACGCTTTGTTGTTTACAGAGTTAATGCTACCCTTGAGTTGGACAGAGTTGGTAGCCAAAACGGAACATTGCAGTTAAGCAGCAGCATCTATGACTTGGCAGCAGGCAACATGGCGTTTGATAACGACAACTATGATACTGTTCGCTTCGACCAAAACCCGAACCAAGAAGTTCGTTACATCTTTGATGCAATTTACCAAGACATCTTTATTAAAGACATTAAGGTAGAGTTTAACAAGTTGTTCTTCAGCTTGGTTAACTACGTATTCAGTGAACAAAAGTCCACTGACTGGATCTTCAAGACCAGCTTTATTAGTGTATTGCACAAGATTCGTAACTTGAGCCAGTATCCAAGCTACGTTAAGGATAACCAAACCTTCTACGAAGACTACATTAACGAAGTTAAACCATATCGTACACAAATTCGTGAGTACATTCCATTGTACAATGGCGTTGACTACTTGCATACAGGTGCAACAGACTTTGATGTACCGTCATACTACGACACAGTATCTAGCACATTCCGCAGTCCAAACGGCGATTATGCAACCGATGCAGAATTGCTAACAACTGCAAGTTATGCAGACTGGAATAACAATCACAAGTACAGCGTAGTTGAGATTGAAGTTGCTAGCGGCGGTACAGGTTATACCCTAACACCTAACGTTATCATCAGTGGTGGTGACGGGTCTGGTGTAGTTGCACATGCAACCATTAACAACACCTACGGTAACATTGCCAGCGTTACAATCGTTAACCCAGGATCAGGATTTACTACTCCTCCGGTTATCACAGTAAACGGCAACGGCACCGGTGCAGTTCTTGTTCCTAAGTTGAAGAACGTATTCTACAAGACTTCACCTAGCGATAGCTACAATACAGTTCGTACATTTAATACCACTATCAAATTTGATAGAACTGGCTTTACTAGCAAGGTAGTTGACTGGACACCTAACACGGCCTACGCAGGTTCTGTGACAGTTGGCACAGGCAACGGAAACGTTTGGCTGGCAAGTGGTACATTGGTTGCATACAATAACCAAATTTACTTGCCAGTTGATGCAAACGTTAACACCGAAGCTACGTTTGATTCTTCATTGTATGAGTTAATCAACGCTGGTAATGCGTTAATTAGTGCAAACGATCGAATCATGGGTTACTACAGCCCGGATCTAACTATGCCAGCTCGCAACTTGTCTAGTTTGATTGACGGTATTCAGTATCCTGGTGTAACTGTCACTGGTGTCAAGTTTGATGACTTTACCAGCAACGTTAACGTAGGTGCAAACATTGCGTTCTATAGTGCAAACTCTTCAATTAAGAGTACAAACAGTGCTGTGAACTTCATTGAGTTGGGCTATGCGTTAAACCAGCAGCTAACAGTATTTGGTTCTGCAAACAATAACAATCGTTACGGTATTGTGCAAGTGTCCGAAGACACAATTATTGTAGATACCAGCACTATTGTTAACGAAGCAGCAGGAGCAAACGTTACATTACGCTATTTGGATTATAACGATCCTAATAAGTTTGACAGTACTATCCAAAGTAGTTACTTGGACAGTGCATTAGGTACACGCCCTGAAGATATTAATATCGATGGTGGTGCGTATGTTGATACATTCAGCAGCCACGCCCCAGAAGAGTTGGTTCCGGGATGTGTTTACGACACCTTGAGCATGACAGTGTTTACAAAGATTGACAACGATGTTGTATTAGGTCACCGCATCTTCCAAAATATGCGTGGTGAAATTGAATACACACGTATTGCTGATGCAAATACCACTGAGCTAGCACAAGATTTGGCCCTAACCGATGCAACTATTGTGGTTACAGATGCAAGCAAGTTACCAGTACCAAACCCAACATTGGGCTTACCTGGTATTGTTTACATCAATGGTGAGAAAATCACATATTACACATATGATGCTGAAACAAACACATTAGGTCAACTACGCCGCGGTGTAGATGGCACAGGTGCAGCAACATTACATACAGCAGGTAGCAGAGTTGTTGACGGAAGTATGCAACAAAAACTACCAGGAACTCCGCACACTGAAACTTGGTTGAACATGACAGCCAACGTAGCAGATGGAACAGGCTTTAACGGCTCTACAACCAGCGAAGTGGCGTTCCTAAAACTTAGCCCAAGTTATAACCCATGAATATAGATAAAATAAATACTGAAACGGAAAACAAAATGGAAGATATCCAAAAAATCGAACAAAAAATGCCCGACGAAAAGGGCAGCATCCATATTCGTGGACACATCAAAATTCATGACCCCGAAACGGGCGAAGTGTTTATTGATAAGCCCAACGCCATTCACTATGAAAACATCAGTGAAGCACTAGCATATTCGCTAGCAGATAAGACTGGTAACTTTATTGCTACCATGAAGTTTGGTAACGGTGGCACAAGTGTTGACCCAACTGGGGTTATTAACTATCTTCCTGCTAACACAAACAGTCAAAACTCTACGCTGTACAACGAAACGTTCAGCAAAATCGTAGATGACTCTAGTGTTGATAACTTGGACCCAACTAATAACAAGTTGGAAATCCGTCATATTCCTGGGCAAGTATACACAGACATTCTAGTTACTTGTTTAATTGACTACGGCGAACCAGCAAACCAAGCAGCATTTGATAACAGCCAAAACTTAACAGAAGCATATGTGTTTGACGAGTTGGGACTGTTTAGTACTGCCGGCAAAATGTTAACTCATGTAGTTTTCCACCCAGTACAAAAGGCCCTAAACCGTAAGATTCAAATCGATTACACAGTGCGTATTCAAGCCTTGACTAACCTAAGTGCGATCGGATAATAAGAAATGTCATATCTAGTTAATAAAACAAACGGGGAATTAATAGCAACGCTATTGGACGGCCAAACAAATACTTCGGTTACCAGCATTACGCTAATTGGTAAACAAGTTACTGGATATGGCGAGTTGCAGAACGAAAACTTTCTGCACATTCTAGAAAACTTTGCTAACAGTATTGACCCATCTCACCCTGTTGCAGGACAGCTATGGTGGAACACAGTTACCAACACAATGCAAGTCTATACAGGTTCTGTGTGGCGTCCAGTTACCGGCTTTACTACTGCATCTTCTGCTCCGGCATCGCCAGTAGTGGGAGATCAATGGTGGGACACAACCAACGACCAGTTTAAAATTTATGCTGGCACCGAGTGGGCAACAGTTGGTCCAGCATACAGCAAGTTGGACAGCAAAACTGGTGCTCTAGTAGAAAACATTTATGATACAGGAGCAGCAAAGCATTCTGTTATCAAACTATATCACAACAATAACGTAACTGCAATTATTAGCAGAGACGCAGAGTTTACTCCTAACGTGGCAATTGACGGTTTTACAACTGTTAGCCCGGGTATTACATTCTCTAGCAACGTACCAGATATTAAGTTGTATGGCACTGCAACCAATGCCGACACTGTAAACAACTTGTCAACTAGCCAGTTTATGCGTTCTGATGAAAGTACTGGCACAACTGGAACTATGTCAGTTGAAGGACAATTAAATGTTGGACAGAACAGCGAGTTCAACGTTACAGTTGATGGCCTAAGTCAAGCTACTATCAAGAGCAACGGTCTAAACAAAGACCTTACAGTTAAGACTAACATCAACGGAGTAATGACAACAGCGTTGTTGGTACACGGATCAACTGGTTTAATTACAGTATCAGGGGCACCAACTGATAACTTGGGTATTGCAACAAAACTATACACTGATACTGGAATCGCAGCGTTACGCTCTGATGTTACTGATTTTATTGCAGCCAACGTAAGTATAATCGATGGCGAAATAGCAGCGTTATCATCTAGTCAAGGTAGTGCCGATGCAGCAATTGCAGCATTAGATAACTCTAAAGCTCCTAAGAACAGTCCTGTGTTTACAGGTGTTCCTACTGCCCCTACACCATTGGCAGGTGATGCTTCTGCTAATATTGCAACCACTGCCTTTGTGACTTCGTCTATTAGCAGTTTTGACACTACTAAAATTTACAACAACCTAACCAACGTTAAGGCAAATGCCGGAAACATTGAGTTGACTGTGTCTGGTACTAAGGTGTTAACTGTTACAACCGCAGGGTTAACAACTTCAACACAAGCTCAAAATGATAACAGCACTAACATTGCAACCACTGCATATGTTGACCGTGCAGATAAGAACTATGTTTTAAACTCAGTTCGATATCAGCCTACTTGCTATATTTCAAATCAGCCACCAAACAACGCAGTTGGAGCAAACGGCGACCTTTGGTTCCAATACGTTTAAGGATCCACAATGGCCGATAAATTTACTATTGCTCTACCTTACTCTGGGAATAGATACTATGTAACTATGCCTACAAGTGGGCTTCAGAATAAGATTGATTTCAAAATGTGGGGCGGTGGTGGTGGCGCAGGTGGCGCTGACAGTCACAGTGGTGGCAATGGCGCAGGCGGTGGATTTGTTGTTGGCTCGATGAATGCTACACCAGGATCGACTATTGAAGTATTCGTGGGCCAAGGCGGCACAGGTGGCCGTGGCGGAGTAAGCGGCTGGGGCGGCGGAGCTGGTGGATATACACTTGCAGCATATGCAGGTGGCACAGGCGGTAACGCAGGTGGCGCAGGAACATCGGGTGCCGGCGGCGGCGGCGGCGGAGCCACTGTTTTAAAGATTGCTAACTCTGTGGTTGCTGTAGCAGGTGGTGGCGGAGCCGGTGGTGGTGGTGGTAATAGAGGCCCATATCCATATGGTGAAAGTGCAACTGGCGCATTCGTTGCAGGAACAAATGCACAAACTTATCCCAACGGTGGTGCAAACGGGGCATGGAGCTGGTTATTAAACACATATAGCGTTTGGCAAGGTAACGGAAATTACACATGGTCAGTATATTTCCCAACTACACAAACATATCAATTTGATCTAGCAGTTGACAACTACGGTTGGTTATATGTTGATGACGTTGAGATAGTATATGCTCCAAGTTACAACAGCGTATGGTCAGCAACACAAACAATCACAGCAGGGTGGCACACAGTTAGAATCTACGGTATTAACACCGGCGGCCCCGGAGCAATTGGTGCTCAAATTTTACAAAACGGCAACGCTATATGGACAACACGTTCTCCTATTAGCCCTGGCACAAATACACACGGATTTAACGGTGGCAATTGTGGGGGCGATGGTGGCGGTGGTGGAGCAGGTGGTGGTGGTTACTACGGCGGAGCCAACTATGGCCCACGTCCATACTACGACAATGGCGGTTATGCGGGTGCAAACGGAGCAAACTTTGTAGCAGCATCGGGCAATAATCCTGCAGACACAGGTTTATATGGCAGCGGGGTTAACCCAGGCGGAGTTGGCGACAGCGAATATCCAGGTGGCGCAGTAGGCCGAGGCGGGTACGCAAACAGCGGCACTGGCGGCAACGGATACGTAATCTTAACATTCTACAAAGCAGCAGGATTTTATGTTAACGATCAAGGCACATATCGCAGGGTAGTTCCTAAAATTAAGATTGCAGGATCTTACTCAAACAATGCTATTGCATGGGTTAAAGTAGACGGGGTTTGGCGACAAGTTATTGCAGAATCCACAGTCAGCTTTAGCAATGATTCTACAGGGTGGGGCGGATAATAGGTATTTTTGGGTAAATACTAGAATACCGGAACAGTTATGACATACCAAATTAATAATACAGCAGGCACAGTAGTTGCCACAATCCCAGATGGTACAGTAGATAATTCTACTTCACTAACTCTTGTTGGGAGAAAATACGCAGGCTACGGAGAAATCCTACAAGAAAACTTAGTAAAGATGCTAGAGAACTTTGCTAATAACATTTCTCCAGAGAATCCTGTTAACGGGCAAATTTGGTATGATACTAGCACCGATTCTTTAAGCTATTATGACGGCGACTGGCAAGCCCTTGCAAACGTTGCACAGCTATCATCAAACATTTCTACGCTGTCTACAACGCTAACCACTGCACTAAACACAAACGTAAATGCAATTAACGCGAATGTATCATCTACAAACGCAAACGTAACAGCAGCCAATGCAGCCATTGCTAGTTTAACAGCATTAAAAGCACCATTAGCAAGCCCAGCACTAACTGGGGCACCCACTACTCCTACTGCACCTCACTTAACTGCAAACACACAAATTGCTTCTACTCAGTTTGTGCAAATGGAATTAGCGTACTACGCTACCGATATTGATCTAGCAGGAAACGTTTCTGCTTTAATTGATCGTTTTGACGCAAACATTTCATCTAACGTTAATGCTATTAATGGAAACATTGCATCTACAAACGCAAACGTAACAGCAGCCAATGCAGCCATTGCTAGCTTAACAACTCTAAAAGCTCCGTTGGCAAATCCTGCATTAACTGGTGTGCCTACTGCTCCTACCGCTAACATCTCAGTTAACTCGACACAGTTAGCAACCACGGCATATGTACACAACATCTTGCCAATTGGTATGATTTTACAGTGGTACGGCGACATTGCATCAATTCCATATGGTTACGCATTATGTAACGGGCAAACAGTTAGTGGACACACTACACCTAATTTAACAGATCGCTTTGTTGTTGCAGCAGGACCTCAGCACCCACAAGGGTCAACTGGTGGCAACAATACTCTAACTCCAACTATGCAGGCAGCTGGTCAACACAGCCATGGCGCAAACACTGGAGCAACTATTCTTGCAGCAGAACATTTACCAACCCACAATCACAGTGTTTCGGTTACTGGTGCAACAGGCGCACACACTCACAACTTTACGGACGTTTACGCTATTGTTGGTGACTATGAACTAGGTGGCAGCACAGCTAGCCCTTACGATAGAAACAATAACTACATCTACCCTAGCTTCTATGCAGGCAACGCATCCGATGGCGACTTTGATAACGGGTCATATGGATTCCCAAGCAGAACAGATCCAGCAAGTGCTGCACTAAGCATTTCTGTTAGCGAAACTTCAGTAGGTCAAAGCCATGGACATACTCACACTATGATGCCAGATGGTACTCATACACACCCAATGAACTCTGCGGAAATTGTTCCACCATACTACGCTTTATGCTACATCATGAAAGTTGTATAACCGTGGAAAATAACCGATAAATAACTAATAATCAGGTAACAGAATGGCATACACATTATCATTATCAAACGGAACCTCGTTGCTCGGCACATCCGGATTGCCTGACGGTACAATTGATACAACATCTACTAGCTTGGCCCTTGTTGGCAAAAACTATCCAGGCTATGGCGTTTTCCTAAACGAAAACATGATTCACATGTTAGAGAATTTCTCTAACACATCAGCACCGTCCGCAGCAGTACCGGGTCAGCTTTGGTATGATTCTGGAAATAAAGTTTTAAAAGTTAACGTAGTTGGAGCACTTGGTTCTCCAGCAACATGGAAAAGCCTAGCAGGCATCACTAATGCTGCAAACAAAGCAGCTATTACTATTGCGCCAAACGTAGGCGAGTTTTGGTGGGACACTACCAATAACCAACTTAAAGTATACAGTGGTTTGTTATCACAAGGCGATACCGGTTGGGTAACAGTTGGTCCTGCAAGTAACACAACAACAGGTCAAAGTGGCGCACAGCCCGACACAGTAGTTGACACAGGTTCTGTGTCGCACGTTGTGGTTAAGTTCTACATCAGCAGTGATTTGGTTGCTATCCTAAGCAAGGATGCAGAATTTATTCCAGGCACACCAATTAACGGTTTCAACGTTATCCGTCCAGGCTTTAACTTAAGCAACGGCCTAACTAACCAATTGCAATACTTTGGTAATGCCAACGTTGCAATGAACTTAATGGTTAGTGGTACTGTTGTTAGTGCAGACAAATTTACACGTTCGGACGTTGTTACCACAAGTACAGTGCCAATGGTTACCAGTAACGTAGGTGGTTTGAGCATTGGTCCAACTAGTGACTTTGTAGTTAACGTTAGTACAGCAACAACTAGTGTTGGTGTGTACAACAACGACAACAACTACGACACAATCTTTTATGTAAAAACTGGTGGCCTAACAACTCCAGTTATGAAAGCAAACGGTGCATTAGGCGCTGTTCAGCTATACAATGACCCAACAACCAGTTTGGGCGTTGCAACCAAACAATACGTTGATACTGGTATTACCAGCTTAACATCTACTATGTTACGACGAGATGGTACAAATACCATCACAGGATCGTTGACACCAAGTGCCAACGTTACGTATAATCTAGGTTCTAGTACAGCCTGGTTTAACGGCGTTTATGGTAAATCATATCAAGCACAATACGCTGACTTGGCAGAACGCTTTGAAGCAGATGCACATTATGATGCAGGTACTGTAGTTGAAATTGGTGGCACCAAAGAAGTTACCGCAGTTAAAGACGACTTAAGCGATGCAGTTTTTGGCGTAGTAAGCACAGACGCTGCTTACCTACTAAACTCTGTTGCTGGTACAAACGAAACCCATCCTGCTATTGCTTTAGCAGGGCGTGTACCTGTTAAGGTAATTGGTAAAGTTACCAAAGGCGATCGTTTGGTTAGTGCTGGAAATGGTATAGCAAGAGCAGCCCAGATGAGTGAGTTAACTCCGTTTAACGTTATTGGGCGAGCTTTAGAACACAAGGTCTCTGATGAACAGGGAACAATTCAAGCTATTGTAAAAATAAATAGCTAACATTGGAATAACATATGGCATACGGTTCAGGAAATACGATCCTCGCGTTGGATTACAATACGTTCGCACAAGGCGGCGCAAGCGTAAACCACGGCGTGGCAAACATTAACACAGTGTGGGGTGTAGGCTCCGGCGATAAAGGATACGGTCAAAGCACAACGTTGCCAACTGTTGCAGGCGGCACTGACACAGTAACAGCGACACAATGGTCCACAATGATCAGTCGTTTAAACAGTATCCTAACACACCAATCTGGTTCTGGATCTGGTATTACTGCACCAACAGCAGGTGCAACCATTGCATACCTAAGCACACTAAGTTCAAGTATTACAACAGGTTTTAACAACCGTTTAAATGCAAACAGCAACGCAGTTGACGTTACAGGAACTGCACCAGCAGCATATGTGTGGAACACTAGTGCTCCAACTACTGCACAAATTATTCGTACTGCAACCTGGGCCAACGCAGACCAAGCACGTTACTTCTTTAACGCAGGCGGCAAATTGATTTTGACTTTTGCAGTGACCAACACATTAGGTAACGCAAAGGGTGCAGACTGGGCCACATTACTTGGCACCAAAATGCTAAGTTTAACCATTGGTGGTTACACTAATACTCGTAACGGCACCGGCGGCACAGCAACATCGACTAATACGGCAATTGGTTATTGGAACGCAGGAACTGCGGGTCAAAACGCAATTACATTAACATCAGCTTCTGGTACTGCTGACTATGGTAGCAACAGTGTATCTATTGGTATTAAGACAAACGGCGCACAAGGTGCTAACGGTGACGTTGGTACAGTAATGACGTTTACCATTAACTTAAACGATGCTGCTGCTGATACAAACACTGCGCCAACAGGTATCCCGGCATACACACCGGCTGGTACAGCGCCAACTCAGGGTAACTTTAACGATGCTCTAAACTTAAGCATCACAACCAACATTACAGTTCGCCCACCTGAAACTGTTAACTTGCCAACGGCAATCAGCAACCCAACTATCGCTTGACATATAATTCACTTTCTAGTATACTTGCTAGATGAGTGAATTATCTAATATTGTGGCCCAGGTTCGCGTGGCCACTGATTTTCAAACCAATAAACAAATCCTTAAAGAAAAGATCCAAACGGATCTGCACTTCGCATATAACGGCGGAATGTTTAAAGCAGATCCTGCCATTTACTCTTTTGTAATACTGTGGCAAGGTGATCAGGATGCGTTATTTTTGGAAGATGTATACGGTACTCCAATCAAAATTGTGCAAAGAGAATTCGTTGACCTTTGCACACAGCACTATCAAAGAGCCATGAATGAATGGCATCAACAGTATGCAGAACTCCGAAAAATCCGAAAAGTCTAGAGGCGTTGTAATATTTGCAACCAACACAGCAGAAACAGACTATGTAGGGATAGCAGAGCAAAATGCCCGTTTAATAGAACGGTTTATGGGATTGCCTACTACAATTGTTAGTGCCAAGGACGCTGGGTCCAATAAACGGTTTAGTACCGACACAGGTACTTTTGTAGAATGGAAAAATTTTGGAAGACACGAAGCATACGAAGCAAGCCCCTACCACGAAACCATCATCTTGGATGCTGACTATCTTATTTTTGACGATAGTCTTTGCAAGCTCTTTTGCAGCGATTTCGATTACTTGCTTTTTAACAAGAACCGGTACGTCAACATTGGCCAGCAGCCTAGTGTAATGGGCCCATACAGTTTGCCCTATGTGTGGGCAACTGCTGTTCTATTTCGCAAGACTCCCAAGTCTAAAATGTTTTTTGAGCTTGTGGGAAAGATTAAAAGAAACTATGACTACTACCGGCTACTATATAACATCCAAGAAGGCAACTACCGCAACGACTATGCTTTCGCGATTGCACATTATATTCTGGAAGGAAATCAACTGGCTCCGCAGAGTTTTTCACCAGCTTCTATTCTCACATTTACTGGTGCGATTGAAAACATTACCATTGCTGAAAACATGGTTGTCAAAACATCCGATAGAGGCTATGTGCTACCTCGTTGCAACCTTCACATCATCTCAAAGGCTTGGCTAAGTAGCCCTGCACTCAAAGAATTAGTCAATGGAGCCCTACATAGTGTTTGATGCAACTGAAATACGAGATTTCACAATGCGGTATGGAATGACCATAACGAGTTTCAGCCGTGAACATATCAACGTGGATGTATACGGCGGCGCCCCTGTTGCTATTGCCGGAAGAGGCGGTGGCGTGACATTAGACACCACGCCAGAAAGTTTTGCGTTGTTGGTAATGGATACCGCTAAATTAAAGACTGAGCAAGATGACATGCTGCTCCGTGAGAAGTACCCCGCAGTCAAAGATGCATACGAAAAATATCAAGCGTTATTAGCATTAACCCGAAATGAAAAATAAAGAGCCCCGCGGATATCTAACACTTGCTATAAACTCAAAAGAGACAGATTACTTACGACTAGCATATCTACAAGCGTTGAACATTAAAGCAACGCAGAAAATGAATTGCTGTTCTGTTATTGTTGACCAAGACACATTCAACTTAGTAGAAGACAAGCACCGTGCAGTGTTTGATCATATCATTCCTACTAATCGGGTAGAAGGTGCAGGCCCGTATGCCAATGAATGGCATGCATGGTGGCTAACTCCTTACAAAGAAACCATTAAGCTAGAAAGTGATTTGTTATTCACTCGCAGCATTGACCACTGGTGGCCCGCATTTAGATTACACGATGTTTGCCTAAGCCACGGATGCAAAACATATCAACAAACAGCCGGGACGAGTAGACAGTATCGGCAAGTGTTTGATGATAACCAATTGCCGGACACTTATAACGGCTTAATGTATTGGCGTTACAGCGAACCTAGTAAGCAGTTCTTCGGCATTGCCAAAGATATTTTTGAGAACTGGGACGCAGTTAAAGCAGAGTTAAAAAACTGTGATGACCCATATCCTACCACAGATGTAGTGTATGCACTAACAGCAAAGATTATGGATACTCCTTGCTACAATCCTAGTTTGGATTTCATTAACTTTGTGCATATGAAATCGGGCATGCAAGGGTGGAGTGACACACAGGAATGGACCGAATACTGTGTTACTGAACGCAATGAAGATATGATACGCATTAACAATATTAACCAATTGCATCCAGTTCACTATCATGTAAAAAACTTTGCAACAGATGAGTTGATTGAGTACTATGAGCAAAGAATTAGCGGAAGCATTTAACAACATACAAGCCATACCTCCTGTAGAGCTTGAGTATCGTTTGTACTATGACTCAAAAGGTAAGCCAATAACTATGAGCAGCCACATGCACCCAGCGGGGCAGTATGTGGTTATCACCAAACAGCATTACGACAGTGCAAACTATAACTGCCGAGTAGTTGGCGGAAAGTTACTCTTTGACTTAAGCAGTCAGTTTCACGTACAATTAAAGAAAAGCAATACCGGCGTGCCTGTTGTAAATGGGTACGCTAATCTTGTTGTGGAAAACAATGAGTATACTGATATAGAATATTATGACAGAAATAATTGACGTTGCGGATTTAGATTGCATCTACTTAACATATGACGAACCAAAGAAAGAAGAGTTTTGGGTCCAGATTCAAAATGTTATTCCCTGGGCCAAGCGAGTGGACGGAGTTAAGGGTTCGGATGCTGCACACAAAGCAGCCGCTGATGCTTCAGATACAGAAAGGTTCATCCTCATTGATGGGGATAACCTCCCTGATCCTGCTTTTTTTAATCAACAGATGGATCTGGATGATTCTAATCGTGATTGCGTTTTCCGATGGCGAGCACGTAACAATATAAATGGACTAATGTATGGTAATGGTGGACTTAGCTCGTGGACTAAGGATTTTGTTTACAATATGCGGACCCACGAGGCCACCGATGGGACTGCTGAGACGCTTGTGGAGTTTTGCTTTCACCCAAAATACTGGGCCATGTCTGACTGTTATTCAACAACATATCCAAACGCATCACCTTTTCAAGCCTGGCGTGCAGGGTTTCGTGAGGGTGTTAAAATGTGTTTGGATCGCGGAGCCAAGCCAAGTCTCGCTGAGTTCAAATCACGAGTTAATGAACGTAATCTCGACAATCTCTGCATATGGCAAAGCGTGGGAGCAGACGTGGAAAATGGGCTTTGGGCAATTGCGGGTGCCCGCCAAGGTACTTACAACACTATGCTCTCAGACTGGGACTACACAGAAGTCCAAGACTTCGACAAGCTAAAAGACTATTGGGATAACACCGTACACAAGTTTGATATTGCTAGCTTTGTGGACTTGTTTAACGATGAGCTAATCAAAAGATTGGACTTACCAATTGTTAACATGGGTGCAGAACAAAGTAAATTTTTCAAGCACCATTACATGAGTCAATTCAAGAACAGAGGAATCATGTGTCGAGAATAAAAGGAACTATTGTTATCGGTACAGCTCGCAGCGGCAGTCATATGACCTGTGATTTGCTGTACAACAATTCGCAACTAGCCAACAAGCATATGCTCGGCGAAGTAACAGAGTTGCCAGCGATTGAAGGTAAGTTTGTGTATTGCAGCATTGTGCAAAATTGGGCAAAGGCTAAACTAGCGGTAGACACATCTTGGATCAAAGATTATCATGTTGTTAATCTAAGACGTCGTGATAAGGTTGCACAGTACCTAAGTTGGTGTGTGTTTAGGGCACAGACCCAAGCCAGCGTAAGCAAACATTCACCAGTGTGGGATGACTACAAAGATCTACTGCCGTGGGAATCAACAGCAGACGATATTGAAATGTTTTTGATGGAGCAGTATCTTGATTTTGCAATTAAACCGCACGAAGTAATATATTACGAAGACATTACCAAACGTACAGTAATAAACACAAGATTTAAAAAGAATCAATATCCAGTGCAGCCACAAGAGATAGTAACCGACTACGCATTAGTTAAAAACATGTTAGAGAAATTTTCATATGACCGCAGGTAAGAGTGACTTTATGAGTGCAGCAGACGAGATGAAGGCCAAGTTAGGTCCTGCACTCTGCTTGGCTAAATGGCAGCAAGTTAGCCTACATCTTCCCACAGGGCTAACCAACAGTTGTTATCATCCACCTCTACACAAAATTGATGTAGCACCACTTAAAGATAATCCTGGCGCATTGCACAATACTGCTCACAAAAAAGAGCAACGTGTGATTATGCTCAAGAATGAGAAGCCAGATGAGTGTAGCTATTGCTGGAACATCGAGAAACACGGACAACTAAGCGACAGACATTATCGTTCAGGTGAACCCTGGGCAGCAGAACACTATGAAGAAATTGTACAAGGTAACTCAGACAATCCAATTCCAAGTTATGTGGAAGTCAATTTTAACCACGCTTGTAACCTTAAGTGTAGTTATTGCAGCCCTCAGTTTAGCAGTAGTTGGGCTGACGAAGTTGGTAGGCATGGAGCATTTCCCACTAGTGTTCCTCATAATGATCCCAACCACTTCTCATCTACTAGACGACCAATCCCCGCTAGTGAGTCTAATCCTTACGTGGATGCGTTTTGGGAGTGGTGGCCTGAGCTCTACCCTAAACTTAAACACTTTAGAATGACAGGCGGCGAGCCACTAATGGACAAGAACACTTACAAGGTGTTTGACTATGTGCTGGCATTGCCAAAGCCCGACCTACATTTGAATGTAACCAGCAACTTCAGCGTAGAGCCTAAGCTAATGGATCAGTACCTTGATTATGTAAAACGTTTGTGCAACACACAGATTGAACATTTCATGCAGTACGTTAGCATCGACACTGGCAACTTACGGCAAGCAGAATATATTAGGCATGGTATGGATGGTGACAGAGTGGTCCGTAACGTTACTCGTTATCTGCATGACATCCCGCACCGTAACAGTCTCACGTTCATTGTCACAATGAATAACCTAAGCATTGTTGGGCTAACGGAACAGTTAAAATGGATCCTTAATTTGCGACGAGCGTTTAGCACCACATACCAACGTGTTTGGTTTGACACTCCATTGCTACGCACACCTAGCTGGCAAAGCATTCAGATCATGCCTTGGGTATATGTCAAGCGTATGGAAGATGTACTAAAATGGATGCAGGAAAATGCCGAAACAGCAGACACACCATTCCAGGGATTTAAGGATTACGAGATTCAACGGATGGCTCGTGACATAGAATGGATGAAGGAAGGTAGCACTCTTGACCCTGATTATGTTAAACTGCAACGTGCTGACTTTTACCGCTTCTTCTCACATCACGATATAAGACGCGGAACCGACTTTTTAAAAACATTCCCAGAGATGAAAGAGTTCTGGGACGAATGTAGATACCATGCCCAAAATCAATAACGAAACAGACTTAGAATACAAACGCAGAGTAATTGACATCAAGTCAGAAAGCTTCTGCGGAGCCAAATGGTACAACGCCACTATCTGGTTAGGTAGTGGACAGACGACCAGTTGCCATCACCCTCCGGCACACTCAATCAAACTACGCGACCTGGCTACTAATCCCAAAGCACTGCACAACACACCAGTAAAGAAACTGGATCGTGAGCAGATGCAAAAGGGTGAACGTCCTGCAGGTTGCGAGTACTGCTGGAAGATTGAAGACATGGGCAAAGATGCGGTAAGTGACCGCGTATACAAAACAGTTATATACAACGATAAGGATTTAGATGCAGCATTTCGTACTCCCGCAAGTGAAGACGTCGACTTACAAACCCTCGAAATCGCATTCGACCGTACTTGTCAATTCGCTTGTTCTTATTGCAATCCTGCTTTTAGTAGCACTTGGGTTAAAGACATTAAGCAACATGGACCATACACCCAATTGGTTAGTGACGGTAGGAATCATTTTACTCATGCTCACGATGGTAGTCAACTGTATAAATTCGGTGAAGTTAATCCTTACGTGGAAGCATTCCACGCATGGTGGGAATCAGATCTCCACAAGACTTTAAAAGAGTTACGCATCACAGGTGGCGAGCCATTGATGTCCGGTGAGACATGGAAGCTAATTGATTGGTTCAAAACCAACAAGGGCAAGAGTACCACACGCCTTGCTATCAACAGCAACTTAGGCACACAAGTAGACATTGATCGTTTGCTTGACAGCATTGATGGCGTAGAAGTTGACTTGTACACCAGTAACGAATCAATGGGCTTACAGGCAGAGTACATTCGCGATGGTATTAACTTTGATGACTGGGCCAACAACGTGGAGCGACTACTAGACAGCGGTAAGTTCCGTGGCCTGCATGTGATGTGTACTGTTAACGCATTGTGCCTTAGCAGCTTAGACAGTTTCCTTGAAATGGTTATGCAATGGAAAGTAGAGTACGGCAAGGATGCCATTAACTTTTCGCTAAATATCTTACGCTTTCCAAGTTTTCAATCACTTACAGTTCTCCCCGACGATATTCGCAAAACCTACTACACTAAGTTAAATGACTTTGCTGCTAGTTATGTCCAAATGGACTTAATGCACGAATACGAATTTAACCAACTTACTAGGTTGATTGACTACATTGGTACAGTGGAACAGGCACACAGCGAAGCAGTTAGTCGAATCATACTGCAACGTGACTTTAAAAACTTCTTCGCACAATACGACCAACGCAGAGGCAAAGACTTCTGCAACACATTCCCTGAATTAGCAGAATGGTATAAGGCAATATAATGGCAGACGACTTAAACGATTACTATAAAGATTACAACTACGGCGCACGTAAGCCGGTGTACATTAAGGAAGAAGACTTACGAAAAGATCAACTTGACAGATTAGTTAAGAGTGATCAGTTCTGCATGATTCCGTGGATCCACATGCATGGCTTTCCGGACGGTCGTGCTTACCCTTGCTGTCTAAGTGAACCAGAGCATCCTATTGGTAATTTTAAAACGCAAACAATGCGTGAAATTTGGAATGATGCGCCAATGAAGGATATGCGTAAACGCATGTTGCTTAACCAAGACTGTAAAGAATGCACCAAGTGCTATGAACAAGAAAAATCGAAACTCTTTAGTATGCGAGAAAGTGCCAATAAGAACTTTGGGCATCATATCGGATTGGTGGATGATACTAAGGAAGATGGCACCTACGAGGATTTCAAACTCCGGTATTATGATATTCGTTTTAGTAATCTTTGTAATTTTGCTTGCAGAACCTGCGGTAGTATCTTTTCTTCAAACTGGTACCAAGACGAAAAGAAAGCAGGATGGGATCCAAAGCATCCTCAAATCATGTACGCTGGAAAAGATAAAGGAGACATGTGGGAGCAGATGCAAGAGCATATTCCACACCTTGAGCAAATCTATTGGGCTGGTGGTGAACCACTCATTATGGAAGAGCATTGGAAAGTTCTTGACGAGCTAGTAAAACGCAAAATGTTCCATGTGCGACTAATCTATAACACTAACTTTAGTGAAATGAAGTTCAAGGGTCGTGACGTGTTTGAAATGTGGAAGCTGTTTGATTGTGTATCAGTTGGTGCCAGCTTAGATGGCAGCTATGCACGTGGCGAATATATGCGTAAAGGACAAGACTGGCAGCAAACAGTTGAGAATCGTAAACGTATGATTGAAGTTTGCCCCAATGTAGACTTTTACGTTAGTAGCACAGTAAGCATGATGAACGTGTTGCACATTGCAGATTTCCACAGAGACTGGAGCGAACTTGGCCTAGTACGTCCAATGGATTGGAACATTAACATTCTGCAACATCCACATCGTTACCGTGTTGATGTATTGCCACAAGATCTTAAAGATCGTGCTAAAGCAAAGATTGAGCGTCACCTAGACTGGTTACGCCCACTGGATAGCTTAACTCGTGCAACAAGCGGGTTTGAGGGTATTGTTAATTTTATGATGGCCAATGATAGTACAAGTCAGCTACCTGATTTTTTCAAGAACAACAATCTAATTGACAATGTACGCAATGAAAACTTCTTTGACGTATTCCCTGAACTACACGAATTGAAAAAGTATGACCCTACCTAAGACTATTTGTATGCTACCGTGGATTAGTATTGAAACTAGTCCAATGGGCACCACACGCCCATGCTGCCTTGCACAGGAGCAAATCACAGATGAAAACGGTAACAAGTACGATCTCAATGAAACAGACTTAGAGACTGTATATCGCAGTGAGTACATGCAAAATCTACGTAGACAGTTTCGTGCAGGAGAAAAGCCTGCAACTTGTAGCGACTGTTGGCGCGAAGAAGAAGTTGGTCGTAACAGCAAACGCATTAACAGTCAGATACGATTAAAAGAACTATACCCGTTAGTGGACTGGGAGAATGATACTCCGGATCAACTGTGGTTTATTGACTTAAAGCTAGGCAATATCTGTAACTTGAAATGCCGCATCTGTGGCAGCTGGAGCAGCAGCAAGTGGGCAGAAGAAGAAATGAATTATCTCCCACCTGGTGCAGATAAGAAACAGCATATTGCATACACCTGGCTTAAGAAAGGTGCATGGCCACGAAAGACAGAAACGTTCTGGGATAACCTGCGTAAGCTGTTGCCTAATGTGCATTACTTAGAATTCACCGGTGGCGAGCCTTGGTTAATCCAGGAGCATTTTGATCTATTGCGATTTGCAGCAGATCAAGGACTTGCCAAGAACATTGATATTCACTACAACACAAATGGAACACAGTGGCCAGAGGATGCACCCGAGCTATGGAAAGAGTTTGGCCGTGTTGATATTGCATTTAGCATTGACAATGTAAACGATCGTTTTGAATACGAGCGTTACGGTGCTAAGTGGACAGAAGCAAACACAATCATTGATAACACACACGAGTTAAGAAAAACACAGCGTAACATTACCACGCAGCTTTGTTTCACAATCAACATTCAAAACGTGTACTACATTGACGAGCTGCTAAATTGGGCTGCACCCAAGATGTTTAACAGCATACACTTCAACATGCTACACGGCCCTAATCATATGAGTGTGCAATACATGACACCTGCTGCACAAGAGCTAGTAATTAACAAGTTACAGTCTATCAAGTGGCCCGGGCGTTACCAACAAGAAGTAGATAACGTTGTTAAGTTTATACAAAGTGGGGCAGGCAGCGATGGCAAGGAATTCCTACGTCAAATGCAACGCACTGATGCTTACCGTAAACAAAACTTTATGACCACACACCCTGAGATTGCAAAGGCTATGGGATATGAATAAACCCGCTACTATGTGCCTTGCGCCGTGGACTCACACATATCTAAGCCCACAAACAGAACGCAGGATGTGCTGTGCTAGCAGGGAACCTGCACAAAACTTTCAACAGTATATCGACACCGCTGCGGGCAGTGGCAAGTATATACCTATCACGCTGGATGAACACTGGAATGGAGAGCACATGAGGTCCGTGCGCCTGCGTATGTTACGCGGGGAAACCCTCCCAGAGTGCGAAGTATGTAATGATAAACTGTTGAATACTTCCGTTTACCGCAGCTATTTTGATAGTTTATTTGGTCATAAGTATGATTACAACTTTGTAACAAACAATACGGACGAAACAGGTTACACAAAGTTGCAACCTGTTAGTTGGGATTACAGATTTACCAATCTTTGTAATTTCAAATGCCGTATGTGTGGCGACATGTTGAGCAGTAGTTGGGAGACTGAGCAAAAGCAGCATAACATGGTAGATTGGTCTAATCCAAAGAATATTTGGATGCAACCTGAAGTCAAAAAACAAATTGAGCAATTTCAAGATAGTCAAATTGAAGCCGAATTCTCAAAGGCAGTTGAAGAGCACAGAGTTGAAGAGATATATTGGGTAGGTGGCGAACCCCTGATGTACGAACAGCACTGGCGCTACATGACACGCATTATAGAATTAGGAGACGGACCTCGTGTTTATGCAAGATACAATACCAACCTCAGTAGAGTTAGCTATAGAGGCATTCACCTTTATCGCGATATTCTTAGCAGGGTTCGTGATTGGCAGATATGTGCGTCAATCGACGGTACGGGAGCGATTGGGGAATACATTAGAACAGGCCTTGACTACAATACCTGGCTTGAAAACTTCCGTGAGGGAATTACGTATGCATCTCATTATCGCCAGATGCGAATCGACTTCACCCTTACCTTGCCAGGAATGTTTGAAGTCCAACGGATTGAAGAGTTGTCCAAAGAACTTGGAGTCGACGTCCTTGCCAAAGTAATTTTTAGTTTTAGCCCGGACATAGTTATGTCACCGCTTGCACTACCTAGACATCTACTTGATGAATGGATAGACGAACAGCTGACCACTGGAACTGGCGGACCCTTGCGTGACATACTGGTCCAGCTAAAAACTAGACCTACGTTTGAGGAACAATGGCCCAATGAATATCAAGATGGGCTAAAGCGTGGCAAAGCTCGTATCGAAAAACTTGAACAAATTCGCAATGACAGCTATACTATGAGGGACATACTTGCAGGCAGACCTGCGGTGTTAGAATGGTGGAATTCAATTTGAATAAAGTAACAGTAACCCTGCAAAACCCGTTAGACAAAAGTGACACGTTAGATTACTACATCGACGTGGCTAATACCCCAATGGGCCAGATGTGGTTTGAAGCGTTACAAGATGTAGTGCAGCGTAATCTCTATCTTGAAAAGAACTTTTGCTTTTTAGGATTTCCGGACAGCCAACGTGACTTGCGTTTTATTTGCCAGGAACTGTTTTGGGCAGTAAATGAGATTAACAGTTTCTTCGACGACTACCATATCGAAGAACTGTACACTCATACTACATTACGCAATGGTCTAGAGCCTAACCAGGACTTGATGAACAAGCTGCATAATCACTTTGAAATACTGCAAGGCACTGTTAACGGACTTAGTGAATATTACAAGCGGGCAGACTATACCACAAAGTTTGCTATACGCCAACTAAACTTGCTGTGCCACGAAGCAGAAAGTTTAATGCTTAGTCAACGCAAACAAGCAACGCAGCCAGAGTGGGTTCGTCCTAGTCAAATCACAACCTTTTTAAATTGCCCACGTTATGAATTCCCAGCAATACATCGAACTACATTTGACGAATCTCGATATGACAGACGCTTCGGGGAAGTATACCTACATTGGACGCAAATTGGTAAAACGTTGTATGAAGTATATCGAGACGAAAAAGGAGTCGATATTGACCAGAGCGTATGTGATGCTATTACTCACCTACGTTACTATAGCGGGGAGTTTGACGTCGAGTGGGCGCAGGATGTGGTCTATAATGGTCCCCATCCTTGGCACACCCGAGAGCTGGCAGGATTTAGGGATTGGCTTGTACGCAACGGGTTCGAGTTGGACAACACAGAATACAACTACGGATATCACCCTGTGGGCCAAGTGGATTTACAAGCAAGTTTTGGCACAACCAACTACTCTGAGGTTTGGCCCATACTTTCAAGGTACCTCGACATACAAGGGATCGCTACAGATGACGGGCAAGGGAATGTTCTACGCTCCGTATATCCCTACACTTGGACAGATCCGGATTATTATGAACAGCAAATCAACAAGTTAAAGCCTGGTTATGATTATAGCAGCAGGAGATAGTTTTGTTTACGGCAGTGAGCTAGCGAGCCCTGCTAACACATTTACCGCACTGCTAGGGGCCCAACAATGCGTTGCATGGCCCGGATATGGCAATGACGCCATCGCACGTACAGCTATTGAGCGTTGTGAGCAAGGCAGAGTCTCTGGCGTAATTGTGTCCTGGACATTTCCTGGTCGTTACGAGTTTAGATTTGCATACGATACACAGCAACGCAAGAGTCCGTGGTACAGTATTAACGCATGGACTATCAAACAAGATGCCAGAGAAATTGAACAAGAATTTGTTACCAAAGATACGGCTATTCTGGATGCCCAGCTGGAATCCATACGCAGAGCGAAGGCGA